TGCTTGGCCCGCGCCACAAGTTCAAGACCATCGTCGAGATGATAGACCACGAGGAACACACACCAGACCAGCAGGTCGGTGACCTTGATGACACTGATGCAAGCACGTCGGATGACGATTGGGTACCTACGACATCACCTGACATAGAGCATGAGGATGTCATCGTTGATAAGGATGGCATCATCGTCGAGCATTCTGTTGCCGACAGTGACGAGCGCTTGTTTACAGATGTGGGACAGCATGACATGGTCATCACCCGCAAGCTTCCGATCGAGGAGTACGTTGGTGACATGAGCAGCTATGTCAACATCGAGATGCTGCAACGCCTGCGTCTCATGCCTGCCTTCATCGGTGACATACTTGAGTGCGTCAAGCTCAATGTCAGCTCTGGAATCTATTGGAGCGAGGGCTACAACAAGAGACTTGGTCTGCCAGTCGGACGCTTCAACGCAAGCGGACAGCTGCCAAACCTTGTCATCCTGGATGTCAGCGGCAGCATCCCGCGTGGCATCAGCGCTACGATGATAACCCTGATCGACACGCTGCGCACACAGCTGTCAGCTGACCTGATCATCACGTCAACCAACAGCCGATTCTATCCCATGGGTGCGGAGCTGCCAAAGCCGCAGAAAATCCGTGACATGTTTGGCTATGGCAACGAGCAGTATGACTTCTTCAGGATACTGAACAGACATATCCGTGGTCGTCACTATGGTCATGTATTTAGCTTTGGTGATAACGATACGCCTGACTACACTGACTTCAAGTTGAACTCCAACCTGAGCTTACAGGGAACCATTGTCGAGCATGTCCACCATTACCATACTGGGAAATGGATACGGCACTATGACTATGGTACCAAGACTGGCTATGCCAAGTGGTGTCATATGCTTGCCAAGGAACCACAGGTAGAGTTCGATACGACATGGTGCAAGGTGATCTGTGACTGAGAGGAAGGAGAGTAAGATGCCCATCAACGGATATAAGAAGCCAGGCCGTTCCATGCTGGACTTCATAACTGCGGCAGCCGAGGCCGAGCGCAAGGGTGGTATCACCCTTGAGGAGTGGACCAACATCCGCCGCAATGGAACACCGGAGGAGATTGCCGATGCAGTGGAGCGTATGGAAGCTGCCGGTGGCTATGACAACCTTGAGTAGAGAGAGGAAGCAACATGCTCAAATTGGAGAACAAGGCACCCAAGTACGATGGCATCGACATGCATAACTGGCTTATCGATGAGGGAGCTGTGACCCTGAAGGACAAGGTGGCGGCTGCCATCAAGTTGGTCAAGATGCTCCCGATCGATGGTTGCATCACTGGCAGCTGTCTCTTGCCTGGCTTTGATCCTGAGGGCTGGGGCAGCGTGCCGGACATCGATGTGTTCGTGTTCGGTGAGAGCGAGCTGGTTCATGCGATCGATCTTGCGCAGTATGCGCTGTGCATGGTACCTGGTAGCGGAACGGAGCGCAGTCGCAAGCAAGAGGAATGGAAGCTTGGTCGTCTGAAGGATGCTGGCCTGAACTACAAGATCGGCATTACCACCTACAAGTTCTTCTGCGATGGTGTGATCCTAAACTTCACGTTCAAGCAGCGTAAGTTTCATGGACGTTGGATCCCGATCCTCGATACGCCTGGTGTGCTGCAGTCGTTCGACATGAGCATCGTGATGCAGGGCTATGACATCAGGCATCACGTCATGTATGATATGCGCACTGGCGATCCGAACGTGGCAACGCCCAACCCGCTGCGTGACCACGATTGTGTGATGTGGACCGTAGCCAAGTGGGTGCGCCAGTTCGACCGTGTGGTCAAGTACTACAATCGTGGCTTCGACACCCGTCCAATGGCCAAGTTCTACCTTGACATGATCGACGAGTGTATCGACGCCGGCTGTCTGTTCGACAGCGAGGAGAGCCAGGAGGCATTCGAGTCGTTCTCGCAGGAGTTCCTGGAGAAGCGTGCTCAGATCGCTGACTGGTATGACGCCCATAAGGAGGACTATCATGAAGGTAATCAAGGTCGCAAGGGACGAGACGCTGTGCGATGAGGACATGATCGATGGCTATGCCAACGTGCTCAACGGAATCTTCTGTGAGCTTGAGCTTGGCGATGGCTACACTCAGGGCATGCGCAACTCTATCATCGTCGACATGGTGGTGTCGTCATATATGCTCGGGCTTGACCCGTATGATATCTTGAACGAGCTGATCAATGGTGTTCAGCTCATCAACCCGAAGAATGACGACGAACGCCCCATCGATCGGGTCGGCAAGGTGATGAATTATACCGAAAGATTCGATTGTGATTGGATGATCGACTTCAATTACTATGACGTTACTGGTGTAAGGCATGTCAATGACCTTAGAAAGATCAAGGTCGAGGTAGCCTAGCTACCAAGGTGTTACCGGTAGGTCATGGAATGGTTGCCATGGCCTACCGTATTCATAGGAAAATTCTTTTAGAAAGGACCCAACCATGAAGATGTACAAGAAGTCTGACCTCACCCTTGTCAATGGCATGCTCGTCTGCGAGTCCACTGGTGACATCGTTATCCCTGATCCGCGCATCGTCGAGCAGGCGAACGAACTTGAGACGCTGGCACAGAAGACCAGCTACCTCACAGCCCAACCTGCCGCCACTCCGATGCCCAGCCTTGATGGCTTCGAGCGTCTGTCCATCAAGGATAAGCTGGTCGATGGTGCGCAGTTCGAGGCAACTACCCTGCTGCTAGACATCGAGGCAGCCAAGACCATGAAGATGATGGATGAACTTGACGACATGCACACCGTCGAGGCTGCTAACATGATGCTTGCCAAGTTCACCGATCTTCTGTCGTTCGTGAACAGCGACTTCGTTGTCGACACTGGCAGCACCATCATCATCCCGTTCGACATGCCGACGCTTGGCAACGTGCTTGAGCTTAGGCAGAAGGACATCACCAAGGTCATCGCCTATGCCTCTGGTCTGACCGGTGACAATGACTGCGCCGACTGCGATGACACCGACTGTGCGCTCCATCCTGACAATGATGATCCTGAGTTCAAGTTCGTCAAGGTGTCCAGCAAGGAGGAGCTTGAGGACTTGTTCGACAAGATGCGCTCTGTCTTCGACAACAATGATGAAGATGGTTCTGAGGAGTAACCATGGCCAACCCGAGCAAGCAGAAGGGCACACACGCGGAGACACGCCTTGCCAAGCATCTTACCTCGCATGGCTTGAAGACGGAGCGTGTGCCGCTTGCCGGGTCTGAGGACAAGGGTGACCTGCTTATGACCCTGCCGACAGGGGAGCAGGTCACCCTTGAAGTCAAGACTGGCAAGATGACCAATGTCTACAGCAGAAGCCTGCATACCAAGTGGATGCGTGAGACATTGGTCGAGGGCAAGAACTCTGGCAACAGGTCTGCACTTGTCATCGTGAGGTACAAGAGGAACCTTGCCAATGCAGAGGTATGGATTCCCAACAGCACGTGGTTCAATCATTCAGGTTGGACCATGCTCTATCTGGATGACTTCATCATAGAGATGGGAGGTGAACCTTGATGCCACGCGAGTCCCTTGAGGAGATTCTGCCTGCAGGACAGTCGCCGTACTTCGGCATGTTCAAGGCAGGTAGGCTTGGCTATACGATAGAGGAGGTGACCACGCACTGCACGGTCAACGGCATACCGCTCAGGGCCAAGGACATACAGTCATGGCAGGACGGTGCGTTCAAGAATCAGGTGAGCCAGGCGATCTTCGAGCAGCAGCTTGCCGAGAGAAGACGCAGGCCTGGCTCGCATCTCAACCCGACCGGCATAGTGGCTGGTGCTATGACCACCAACCTTCCGAGCGCAAGGTTGGCATGCCAACCATCGTTTGACAGGATGCACCTCGATGACTTCCCATTGCTTCCAAAGGGATGGCGTGGCACCGAGCGCAGGTTCTTCCCATGTACGGCAGACAACAGGCCGATGATCCAATGGGGATGGAGGCCTGGCTTCGAGCCTAACCTCATGCTCAGGGTTGATGCGGAGTCCATCAGCCCAGTGAGATGGGTTGGTTTCAATAATCTTTATCAGCCTATGATTGTCTTTGATATAGATGGCGTGGGTCATGGTATCAGGGATGAGTCTGTCATCGCGTTTGGCAATAGGTTCCGCGAGATGACCATGACCCTTGAGGACCCAAGGAAGCCAGGCAGCTTTCATCTGTACTTCATGACAGACCGACTCATCCCGGTCAAGCACTTCCCGAAGGCGAAGCTTGACCTGATGGGCAATGCGGTGAATGCCGCAGTGTACTTCAAGAACAAGGTGTCCAATGGCGTGAGGCCAGCGATGCTCACGACTGAGATATGGGACGCATTGCAGCTATATCAGATCAGTAGGAAAGGATAGTAATATGTCTCTCAATCCTGGTGGAAACAACTATGGTTGGAACTACTCCAAGCCTGACAAGCCTGGCTATTCCACACAGCTGGTTGGCACTGTGCTTGCCATCCAGGAGGTCCAGAAGCGTGGCTACACCATGAACGGCCAGCCTGGCATGCCTCAGTTCTGGCCTGATGGCAACCCGATGATGAACATCCGCATCTCGCTCGCAACCCCTGAGGGCGAGCTGAAGCAGTTCACCTTCCAACCAGCGGGCAAGGCAGCTCGCATGGGGCAGAAGAAGTCCGTGCACATGGATCTCTTCGCGCTCACTGGCAACACCGACATGATGAACCTCATCGGCAAGACCATCTGCATCCAGACACAGGAGGGCCGCTATGGCCAGGGCAACCCTCGTCCTTGGTTCGTCTCGCTTGTCGAGGGTGGCCCATTCGAGCTTAACATGCCGTTGCCTGCGGACTGCCAGGTGCCACAGGTGTTGGCTGACTCTGCCGTGAGCGGTGGTCAGATCAATGCACCGCAGCAGCAGCCTGCATATCAGCAGCAGTATCAGCCTCAACAGCCTGTGTACCAGCAACCCATGCAGCAGCAGGCCTATCAGCCGCAGCCTGCGTACCAACCTCAGCAGCCTGCGTATCAGCAACCGCAGATGCAACATCCTGCATATCAGCAACCACAGATGCAGCAGCCTGCATACCAGCATCAGCAGCCTATGTGCCAGCAGCAGCCTATGCAGCAAGGCTATCCGGCTGGCATGGACCCTGCCATCGCGCAGGCCATGGCAACCAAGGCCTTTGGTGATGGCGTGCAGGTAAGCACCGAACAGCCAATGCAGCAGGGTGATCCTGTTGGCGGTGGCAGCGTGTACGATGACGATCCTGACATGCCGTTCTAGCTCCACTGGCTTGCATTAGTTTATCCGTGGTTACCGACTGGCTGTGAGCAGCTGACAGCTGATCGGCAACATTTGTTAGAAAGGATAATAACGTGGATGTATGGAGACACAAGTGCAGCCTTGACTGGCTGAAGGAGCGTCAGCATTACCTGACTGCTACCGATGTAAGGAGTCTCTTGCCTGTCACCAAGACAGGTCGCAAGCGTGAGGTTGGTGACCTTGAGTACTTGAAGGTAATGGCCAACAAGATGACTGTTCTCACCGAAGAGGACTGTTGGTCCTATGGTGCTGCTGCCCGTGGCCATCTGCTTGAGCCGTATGCCATAGATGCATTGAACCAGATGCTCTTTGAGATGCAAGGCGAGAAGCATGAGATGTTCTATTGGTGGGACGACCGCGTAGTCCACAAGCACGGACGGGCAATCGCGTTCTCCCCTGATGCGATGGACATACCGATGGGAGCTGGCCCTGCACGAGAGCCGCATGCCATCGTAGAGGTGAAGAGCTACAGTGCGGAAAGGCATCTCGTCACTGCCTACACTCCGAAGGAGCAGATCGAGGAGCGTTGGCAGATAGCGCATGCCATGGCATTGTGCGACTCTATCGACCATGCGTATCTCGTGCTGTTCAACCCGAAGATGAAGTATCGCAAGATGTTCATCATTCGTTATGATCGTGACGAGCTTGAGAAGGAGATAGCTGCGATCCTTGAGGTGGAGAAGAACTGGCAGGAGTTCCGTGAGCATGGTCCGCTGACCACCCGTCCCACCAATGGTGCCATCCATTCGCATCATGGTGGTAATGAGGAGACGATCATGAAGGAGATCGCAGAGCGACAGAAGCTCAATCCGTAATGTACAATAGGAGCTAGGACTTGGGCGTCTTACCTCCTTTCTTGTATCTCAAGGCACTGGCTTCGGCTGGTGCCTTGAGATATTTTTTTACGCTTAGACAACGACATGGTATACTTGATGCATGGTTGATACATCTTTGATAGATGGGAGAGGCAATGACAGCAATGAAGAAGGAAGAGCTTGAGCGACTTGAGGCAGAGCATGGCCTTGAGCCTGATGGCCTGTCGTACCAGCATCGGTGCTCACGCATCGCAGCCGTGCTCAAGGGAGAGGACTGGGAGGCACCGAAGCCGAAG